ACATCATTTAAATAAGTCATCCAAACAAGACAACGGTTTTCGTGCCTAGAGTTTCTTTCATAATGCTTTCTAAAATAACCTCCTCCTGGTGGATAGTATTGTAAATTTCCTCCTTCAACCATTCCAAAACTTTCAAACTCTTTAACTTCAGGATATTTCTTTTCATATAGACCAACACACTCTTTCAATACCTTTGTATATTTCTTAAACCTTGGTTCACTCCAAGTTGGTGGTATTCCAATATCTATAGAATCTTTTACTTCTTTTGCAATTCGTGAAGTGAAACCTACAACGCCTGGTTTTTGAGCTTGTTTATTATCTTTAAATAAGTTTATAAGTCCATCACAAATTACAGGAGGAATATACCAACCTCCCATACAAGTAGTTGTTGGTAAAATATATTCTTTATGTTTAGGACTGACTTTGTATTGCACTTCTACCTCCACATTTTTTCATAGCTGCTCTTAATTTTACTACCATATCAAAGATTAATGCGTCTGTATGAAATGGTCCTGGACAAAATCTTAATCTTTCAGTACCTACAGGAACAGTCGGCCAATTAATAGGTTGTACATAGATACCTTCTTTATATAAAAGTTCATCTGATATTGCTTTACATTTTTTAGGGTCCCCAATAACTACAGGAACAATATGACTATCATTTTTCATAACTTTTATTCCTTGTCTAGCAAGTTCTTCTTTAGTTTTATTTGCTCTTTCGTGTAGTTGTTCTCTTAATTCAGGATGGTCTCTAACATATTTAATACTTGTTAAAGCACCAGCACAAATTACTGGACTTAAACTAGTTGTAAATATAAAAGCACTTGCCAAACTTCTTATGGCGTCAATAAAATCTTTCTTACCTGCAATGTATCCACCTTGTACTCCAAATGCTTTCGCTAATGTTCCATTAATAATATCTACTTCTATATTATCTCTTTCAGTAATACCACCACCTGTTGCACCATATAAACCAACAGCGTGTACTTCATCTAAAAATGTTATTGCATTATATTTGTTAGCTAGGTCTACTATTTCTTTTACTGGTCCAATATCTCCGTCCATAGAATATACACTTTCAAATACTACACATTTTGGACCTTCGTATGATTTTAAAATTCTTTCTAAATCTTCTACATCATTATGTTTAAATATTTCTTTCTTACATCTACTATGCCTAATGCCTTGTATAAGAGAAGAGTGATTTAATGAATCTGATATATACAATAAGTCAGGTATAATTTTTCCTAAAGTTTCTAAAGTTGTTTGATTAGCATTATATGCTGAAGTAAATACTAATGCCTTTTCTTTTTTATGAAAATCTGCTAATTCTTCTTCTAAAGCATTATGATAGTGAGTAGAACCAGATATGTTTCTTGTACCTCCAGCACCTGCCCCACTTGATTCTAATGCTGTTTTCATTGAGTCTATAACATAAGAGTGTTGTCCCATACCTAAATAATCGTTAGAACACCAATTAACTATTTTTTTAATTGAGTATTTTGAATACCAAATAGCGTGAGGAAAGTTTCCTCTAGTCCTAACTATATCATTAAAGACTCGGTATCTTCCATCTTCTTTATATTCATTTATTATTTTTGTAAATTCTTCTAAATGTTTCACTTAACTATAACTCCTTCTATATGGGTATAACCTAATTGTATAGCAGCCTGCACTCGTTGACTACCTTTCCACACACTATATTCTTTTTCTATATATGGTATACCCATAGGACCATATCTAGGTACTTCGGATACAATGTGTTCTTTTACTTCTATTGGATAATTTAGTGATTCACCATCTAATAATTCTTTTAATGGTGTCATTGACTTAATATAAATTAAGTCTTTTAGTACGATAGGAATTTTATTCGCTATCTTTTGATTTGCCGTCAATAGTTTCATTTTCAATTCTCTTTTCTTTTTTAGTTTCCATACTTTGTTTATTCAACATCTTTTGTAATTCTGCTGTTGAACCTACAAATAAAGCATTTTTTATATTTGCGTTTGTTCTGCCAGGTAATTCTTTTAAGTCTTTAAATTTCTTTTGTAGGTCTTGTAATTTATCAACTGTAGTACCAACTTGTCCTATCAATTGCCCAACAACTTCATATGCTCTAGGGTGTTGTCCTTCTTTTGCAATATCTAATATACCTTGTATTGCTTCTTGTCCTTTTTCTATTATACTATAATAACTTTCTCTACTGTAATCATAGTCAGTATTAATATCCTTTTCAACTTTTAAAGGAACTTCTCCATTCTTTCTAGGAACAGGTGGTTGAAAATCTTTAGGTGGTTCAAGGTTGTCTTGTACAACTTTATTATTTCCTTCTAATCCCAATATTTCATTTACACTATCTTCCAATTTAGCCATTATTCATCTTCTCCTGTTACTGGATTATATTTCTTTGTATCATCATAGAAACTAATCTTTGTTGTAAATCCAAAATCATCATCTGCGTCAGCACTTTCAGGATTTGGTATTACTATAATTCTTTCTTCTCTTGATAAAGGAGCATCCGTAGATGAACCTATATCTGCTTGTGTCTGTCTAATAACTTTACTTTGTGCCATAGGTCCATATAAGTAAGTTTTAGCAGTAAACTCTAAAGTATATATAACAGCTCTTCGCTTATTAAAATCACCATCATAAGTATCTTCATAGGATACATTATCTAAAATAATAGGTACGTCCCTTTTAATATTTAATTCTGGTATTGCATTAATAGTTACTGTATAATCTGGTGCAAAATATGGTAATATTTGTTCAATTATCTGTAATCCATTTTCTGCTGTAGCAGTAAAAGAATAAAGATTAAAACTTATATCATATGGTACTGGTGAATAATTAAAATTATGTACAGTAGAATCAGAAGACCTAACTCTAACTGTTTTTTGAAGTTTGTTTAATTTTCTAGTAGCGTCATACTTTAAACCTGTTAATTCAAATCCCATTCTAGGTAAAACAATTGCAAAGGTTCTACCCTTATCTAAATTTGCTTGTTGGTCTAATCTTTGTATAAACTTTTCTTTAGGTGCATATGCTAAAGGCACACGCATTCTTTTAGTAACAGCGCCTGTGCTAGATTTTGTCTGTACTATAATGTTATTAAAGATTTGACCAAATGCAATAGTTAGTCTTCTTAAACTTTGATTATAAAAGTGTGTTCCAAACATTATTCATCTATCTCCCCAAACGGATTTCTTTCAGTAAAGTCTAGTATATCATCCGCTGTTGATACTGTATCATATCCTGCCTCTTTATTCAAGTCTAAATTATCTGCATATGGAGATTGTGTCTGTATATTTGATTCTGTAAAATCTTCTTTCATTAAAAATGCAGGTTGACCTGTTGAATGGTCAAAATAATCTTCTAACGTTAATGAACCTGCACCTGTCATAACTTCTTGTCCATATTCTAATGATACTCTATATTGTAATTGGTCTAAAGTAAATGTATCTTCGTGTTGGTCAATTGCTTCTTGACCTGTATCAAGTTTCTCACTTGAATATTCCCAACGAGTTACTTTCAATTTATAAACTGGTAAGTTTCCTAATTGATAGAAAGGTTCCTGGTCTTCTACAAATAAAATTTCAAAGAAAGAACTCATTAAAGGAACATAAATTACATCACCTTCATTTGGTCTTCCAGGTGCAACTAATGTTGCCTTATTACCAACAAAATTATCCCAACTTCTTTTTGCAACAACTAGTGTTGTGTCATCACGAATTTCTAATCCAAACTTACTTATGATTTCTTGTTCACCAGCAAATCCTGTATTATTTTCAAAATACATTTCTATTGTATAGGTATCATCAAACCTACTAGTTACATCTTCACCTAGTATTATATCTTTATTGACTAATGTTCGTGGTAAGTAAAAGACATCCTGACCGTAGATTTTAAGACCTTCAACAATTAAATCTTCGTGTAGTCTTTTTTCGGCAGCATTACCTATGCCTTTTCCACCTTGAAAGTAATGATTAACTGGCATAGCATTATCCTATCATAAATGGTTGCGGTTCTTCAAACTCGCTTCTTAATTTTATTTCTAATTTTTCTAAAGCTTCTAACGCTTCACTATAAATTTGTTGACCGTTTAGAGTTACACCACCAACCATTGCAACACCATTAAATTTAGATAAGTTAGCACCCCATTGTTTTTTGATTAAAGCAGTTACGTATCTTTTTAACCAAATATCATCAAAGACATCTGTATACTGGTTAGGGTCTAATTTTCTCCAGCATTCTATTACAAGAAATTCATCTATTTGTAAATCATTTTTCCAATCCATATCAACATAAAGTCTATTATCTAATTGGTTAAATGCATAAGGTTTTTCTCCAACTAATATATGGTCTAAAAAATCTAAATGTCTTAATACAACATCATAATTGATAACAGAAGTTGATGAGAAATCATATAGGTCATTTAATCTTAATTGATATCTAACATCAAATAAATTTAAATTACCTTTATTTGAAAATGGAAATATATTAATTACAGATATAACAGATTCAGGACAAACAATATAGTTATTACCTTCTCTCCATTCTGTACTTACTACAGAAGAATCACCATACGATTTATTTTCAGTTTCAGTAGAATCTGCTAAAATTCTAGCTTTATCTGCCGCTGTATACTTGTATTTTAAATA